TATTTCTGCATGGGAACCGGAACGACCAGAGGGCGATGGCTGGTTTATTGGTTCCATTCATGATACGGAAGATGGCCCGGTTTGTGTCTGGTTGC